TTTCAGAATTGGAGAACAGGAATCGCCCATTACCTTGTCAGTTACAAAAGAATATAATGTTCCCAAAAAAGTACGCATGATGTACGGCTCATTAAAGGGGAGAAAATATAGCTCAGATTTAACCGAATCTCGCTCTAATGGCTATGCAACAACAGATTTTATCGAGAATCCAGTTTATATGATAGAAGATATTGGTCGTAAAATGATGGGTGCGAGTATTGATACTTCTACTTTTGATGACTATGGGACTAAGACATCGGGTAAATTGAAAGATATATTTAATGTGACTAATGCCAGCGATGTTAAATTACGATTTAGTCAATACACATTAGAGTCTGTGGGCGATATATTGCGGAGGATTTGCCGTAATTCTGGATTGTTTTACCATTTTAATGAAAATGGTGCAATCAGAATGTTTGGTAGAAAGCGTGCTTCGTCTTATGGTAGCGGAGATGTGACACAAAGTATAGATTTTAATGATTGTGATTTAGGGTCAATCGGATACACAGATGGTAATTATTTAAGAAATAAAGTCAAGGTAGAATATAATTTTGATTATGGCTCTGAGCAGACAATAGAAGAAACAGCATTCGTTGAGGATGCGACAAGCAAAGGTACGACTTCAGATGGGTATGCGATAACCAATACTCTTGTTTCAGAGGCAACTTATATTAATGATTCTACTGTGGCAACAGCTTATGCTAATACTTTACTCGATTATTATAAAGACCGTAAGCCAATTATAAAATTGAGTACAGGTAAGATGAAATATATAAATATAGAGATTGGGGATATTGTGGACATTGACAACTTCCCATCAGATATAAAGATTTTTGGCACTGCATTATCGAGCAGTGATTATTTTATGGTAACAAATGTTAGTAAATCACCAAAAATGATAAAATTAACTTTAACAGAGGTTTCATAATGGCAAGAAGTTTTATTTACGACAACGTGGGATTTTCAGAAGCTACATTACAAGCTGGTTCTTTTGTGCAGACTGGTGATAGTTTCGCTTTTACTGCAAATAGTGCATTAATTAGCAATTTAGAGAGATTGCAAGACCAAAACATCTCAGTATCTCTTGGCGTGGGATGGATTCGGTATGAGGTTGTTCAGGTAGACTTAGGTTCTCAGAAATCACCAGACACTATAGCCACATATCACCAAACAGTAGCAGAAAATAACCAACTATTAATATATGCTTCTGATTCAGCAACAAGTTGGGTAACTGACGACTATATTGCAACCACCAGTGGGACATTGCCTATTGACACATGGACTGTTGCCAATATGCCTGTAACTAATAAACGGTATATCTATATATATAATGGTACTAACGATAATTATGCAAACATATCAGAAATGATTATAGGAACTAAATATGACTTTGCTGTCAATCCAGAATTAAATGCAAAGACTGGGGAAGAATTTGGCACAGATATAATAACCTCTTATGGGGGGAATGAGTATGCAAACAAACGCCATGAACCTAAAACTACTTGGGATTGGAACTGGTCTCATATACTTTCTACACAGAAAACAGCCTTAGAAGACCTAAATGCCTCAGTACAGGATTGGAAGAAGTTTATATATGATGATGAAACAACGAAACACTATGTTAGAATGACCAAGCCTGTTACTTTTACTGAGGTTGCCCCTAACGTATTCAGTGCAAATATGAGCCTGAGAGAGCAATTATCGTAAAGGCATACTTACTATCCAATAGTAAATAAAAGCCCCGTATAGGGGGTGTTTTGAGCCTTAGACAGGCTCATACGGGTCTGGTATGACCACATTCAGCTCAATAGCACTCCACCGTACCAATTCTTCAATAAAATTACTAAATTCTTTACGTTCCAGAGATTTAGTTGATTCTATATTAAAGTGATTCTTTATGGTAATGTGCATTTCTTGTTTAGTATATCCGAGTTCTTCACTTAATATGTTAATTATATTCCAATAGTAATTATTCTGTTGCCCTGATCTTACTCCAACCTGACTTAGTGTGAAATAATACTCCCCGTCTTCCACATCCACTGTCGGGGTTATTATTATACCTTTCTCTACTCGGCAGTACAGTCTGGGCATATAGCCATCTTCCACAGAGGTTCATCTACTGAAATCCATAATTTTCCTTCAAAGGTTTCCCATTTACATTCACAAGTGGGACACCAACTCAAGTCTTGATCTGCCCTAACTTCATCATATTTATGGTTCTCTCTTTCCTTCTTCTCAATCACTTGATTACTGAGGGCATCTATAACCCACTGGATAGAGTCACTTATTCTCCATTCTCTCTTCAATGATACCCCCTAATAGAAGTAAGTAGTTTCTGGCATCCTGTATCCTACCCATGATAGGTTCAGAAGAAGACTCTGTACCTGTGAGTACATAATTTCTTATAGAGTCCATGTGTTTTAATAGATAAGTCAATGCAACCTGCTCAGATGATATGTTAATTCTTTCTGCTATACTCTTGAAATTCTTAAACTTGTCCTCATCGCTAACCGTATACTCCTTGCCCTTATCGAGCATAATACGATTTTCTTCTTCCTGCATGGACTTAGCCCACTTTACGAAGTCTTTTACTTTCATTTTTACGCTCCCTTCGTTTCTTGGCTCTCCACTCAGCGATTTCTTTTCGCTTGATGATCTTCAATTTTTTCCTCTGTTTTGCTTTTTTATTTGGCAAAAGATTTAATTAATTTATCGACCTTATTCATAGATGATCTAACGTGTTCTTTTGATTGCCTCTCAAGGTCTTCATCGTATATTCTGTCAAGACACCTGTTGCACATTCTCTCGTTTAAGTCTCCATCGGTATAATCGTAAAGATGTTCGCATTCTATACAAGTATATTCTTCCATTTTAATCTCCTAAGTTTTTATGGGGAATGCCAACCACGACATTACACTTCATATACAACCTGATTCGTTCTCTATAACCACGTTATTGAGTATTATCCCCATAATTTTAATAATATCCACGCTGGTAAGCTAATTATAACAAGAATTACCTGCATTAGCCATATAAGTCCAATTATTTTAAGCGTTTTTACCATAAATCCTTTCTTTTCTAATCTTTAGTTGACCATATTGCAAAGAGTACTTACGCCAGTAGCCTACATAGGGGTGTATCCTTTTTTTCTTTCAAAGGGCATTTTTTCATAAATGCTATACGGTTTTCACCCGTTTTGAACCCACAATAAATACCTGATGCAAAAGGGCATATCTTACTTTTTAAAGAGCAGTAGCCGTACACATTTCATCCAAACAAGGTTCACATATATATACATCACCGCAATGGGAACACTCACCTTCGAGGTCGAGATCAACCAAATCATTGACAATGTTGCTAATTTCTGCCATTTTCCCCAACAGTTCCGATTTTGTCAGGGGGAGCAATTCCATTTCGGTGTGTCCCCAAATTGACATTAGACCGTCTCTAAATTTATTTCTCATAGCATTCTCCTTAATAATTCCCCCACATCGCCATCTTTATACTTCATTGGGGTGTTTTTTCTCTCTTTAATGTCATCATACCACTCCTGACCTCTCTTCTCTATTGCCCACTCTACAAATTCAGCAGGTGTTTTATGGGCAGAGAACTTGGATGAAAACACATGACATCCAACACATAGACAAAATCCATTATCTACATCCCACCTGACTGACCTGACTGACCGTGAATAGAAATGATGAGCATTTAAGGGAGAGGTTTTATGACACTTCTCACACATCCCATATTCACGGACTTTGCTACTCCACCTTGAGTCGAGTTTTTTAATCAGGCTTTTCTTCAAAAGGGTAGGTCTTCCTTCTTCTCAGGTATTTTCTTGCCATCAAGAACATTCAATAGACCTTCCATACGATCTTTAACTTCACCGTAGTTAAATTCTTCTTCCATAGCCGAGCAAACCCCCATAGATTGAACGGCAAGTTTCAAACAGACTTGACGATGTATATCTTTAGTCCTGTCGTCTGTGGTTGTAGGTTTGTAAGAGCCACTTATGCTTGGAGGTGGGGGTGTATTTCTGATTGGTGTACCTTCTTCTGGT